TTCTAAAGACTTTGTTTTATTAAATAAAAAGTAAATAATAATTAAAAGAATAACTATTAAAGCCGTTTTCCAAAATCGTTTAATTAAATCTAAAATTATTGCTTTGTCCATAACTTTACTCCTTAATCTGAAAGTGCATCCAATCAAAATTCTTCTCTCTACCCAATGACTCAAATCCATGTTTGTAAAAGATGTCAATCATTGGTTTATATTCAGGTCGTGCAAATCGTGCAGTCTTTGATGTCTCTTTTAATCTATTTCTTGCCGGATCCAAGTCAATTGCTATCCCCCAAGCATGTGTTGACCAAGCAGACCCACCTCTCATTTTTCGATAGCTGAAACAACCACCAAATAAATCAATGCCTAGCTCTCTAATTTTTTTGAAACCATACTCAGCTAATATATCAGTAAACACTGCTTTAAACTTATCAGCTACTAATTTATGACACATCATTGTAGTTACTGTAGTGTCAGTATCCCAAGCAAGACGCATAGGGTATGGAAGTTGAATCTTTACTAAATAATTAACCCCTGTTTCATTAGGGGTTCCATATTTTTTAATAATTTGTTGTGTTGTCATTCTTTTAAGTCGTCTATATTTGATTTAATTTCTTTTGCTCTTAAAAATACTTTTTTAAGAAGTTTCCAAATGTCAATTTTGAAAGTCTCTTCGATGTTCTCTTTTATGGATACCAACTCTACAAAAATTAGAAGTATAGCACATATTTTTGTAAACATATATGTTATACCAAATGATCTAATTATAAATTCATTCAAAACATATTTATCGATAACGAATAGAAATAAAATACATACTTCATATAACGCCATCTTTGGTATTATATTTGATAGAACTCTGCTACGAATACTACTCCAACCTTTTAATTTTACACTTTTAAATATTCCTGTAAAAGTGTCTAAAACTATTGCTGCAGCTACAGCTATTAAAAGACCTTGTATTGGCACAAATAATAATACTATTGATGACAATATATAATTGATATATTTCATTATCTTCCCTGTCCTCTGTACGCTTTCACGTAGTTCTTACTTGTTTTAAGGGTACTCGTTTTTGTCTTAGATGCTACACCTGTCTTTTTTGGTTTAGCTTGATAAGCACTCTCTTGCTGTTTAATCTTTGCCATCTTACCAAAGAGCTATGCAGGAACCTCCCGAAATTACTTTTATAACTTGAACAGGCAAAATACTTCCTCTAATTGGCGCAGGAAAAAAAACATTGTCTCCTCCTATCGTTATAACTTGATAGGTAATATCAGATTCTCCAATATAAAGGTAACATCCTTGATTACTTAATCCTGTTTGAGATGATGCTTGATACACAATGTATTGTTGATCTAAATCAGTAAATATATCCGCATTCAAATCTAATTGGTCTAAGTCTTTTACATTTACAACAGTAGCTGAAGTACTATTTGTAACATTATAAACAATATCTCCTTCTTTTATGTTATCTTTTGTAAAATCAGCCGAACTATCTGTTAAACCATTTGTATCTACTGATGTACTTGTACCTGATGTTATTACGGTTGGAAAAGGAATATTGGCATCATTTGATGGATATACAAGTAATGCTCTTGAAAATGTTGTTTTGAATACTGACATAATTTCTTATTTATAAAATGTTTTATTAATTAATAAGTTTGGATCGTTTAACTTTTCTTTTCTTGCGTTACAACCGCATTCTTTTCCTGATTTTTTAGTAACAAACTCAACGGCCTTTTTAATCCCTGTTGCTGCAGTTACTTTCTCAATTGTGTCTCCTAATCCTTTTGATTTCATTTTGTAAAGATATTAATTTTTTTTATTTTTTTGAACAGGCAGTTTGCTGACATTTCCTTTTAGAAACTTCATCTTACCATCTAATGATTTCTTAGACTCGTATTCTTTCGCTTTTGCAATTACTTTTTTCATTAGTATTTTCCTCTACGGTTACTTGGATTACTTGTAGTAGAACCTCCCGGTCCTGCCCATAAATTTTTACACGCCCAATATCTAGGGGTTAACTTATCATTTGCTGTATCACAACTATGTCTTGCTTTAAAGCTTTTTCTAGCCGCATCACTATAGTTGTTGCCATAGCCTTTGGCTCCGAAGTGGAGGAGTTTCTCTGTTCCTCCACTACAAGCTTTTACCATTTTTTTCTTCCCCGGTCTATCCGAAGCAGTCGGGCGGTTACATTGCATTTTAGACTTATCAGCCATGGCTTATCGTCTGAATGCTCTTGTATTGTGTCCCGGATACTTATCAACTTCAACTGTCTCTACAACAGGAGTCTCATCTACTACGACTGTAGTCTCTACAACTGTAGTTTCTTCTACAGTATCTTCTTTTTTCTTTGCCATCTTGATTAACAATAAGAGTTATTACTTTTCATTCCTTTTCCTTTAGCGATATTTAGAACTTTTTGAACAGCTCCTTTACCACTACTTGACATACCACCTGCTATCTTCACTGAAATTCTAGTGTTGTCAGTTGTACTTGGTCCTTGCAAACGAGATGAACCCGGCAAGTTTGGATTATTTTTTTCCATTATTTCTTTTTCATTGAAGGTTTAGCCATTCCTTTAATAGCTCCTTTGATAGCAGGTTTTGCTGCTGCTGCAGGTGCTTTCAATTTTGATGATGCCGGTAATTTTGGTGTTGATTTTGCCATTTTGTTTAATATTTAGTTGTTATTATTTTACTCTTTTTGCAACCGTTTCAGTTGTTGGTCTGTAATATTGTTTACCCAATGTGTTTTTTAAAGATGCCAATCCTTGAAGTTTATCAGCTCCTGTTTGAGTTTTTTTCTCTTCTTTGTTTTTTTCTGCAGCTCTTTGCTCTCTTTTAGCCTTCAATCTAGCAGCTGATGCTTTCTGAAGTTCATCCAATAAATTTGCCTCTGTCACCGGTACCGATGTTGGCGCTAATGGTGCATCTCTGTTTTCTTTTTTCATTATCTATTATCTCTTAATGATTCTCCTCTATTTTTTACACCCGTAGGACAAGAACCTTTAGATTCTCCTCTTTTGTTAGCGCCCTTAATATCCAAATCTCCACAAGGTTGGTCAGGCTTTTTTTCATTTTTCTTGTACCATCTTTGGTACTCAGCTACCGTCATTCCTTTGTTAGAAGCAGCTTTATTAATTTCAGCATCTCTTCTATTAGTGGCTTCTGTACTTACCGAATCTTTATACTTAATAAATCGCTCTATACCACCTGATTTAATAAGTTCTTTTTTCTTATTTCCTTTTTCAACAACAGACATTTGTTGCCAAGTTTTAGGTTTAATACTGTCCTGTACAAATCTTGGTTCAGGAGTTTCAGCTAAAGGAGTGTCGGGTCTTTTTTGATTGATAGCCATTATTTTTTCTTTTTATTAGGGTTTAAACCTTTGTTGGTAGCTTCATAATATCCTCGCATACCTTGTCTTGTTTTCATATCATAAGCCGGTATAACAGACTTACCTTTTAAAGCCATATCAAATCCTTGTTTGTAGTATGAACTATCTCTTGCTGTAGGTGTATATGGTTTATCCGTACCCCAACTTCTTTTAGTTGTTATCATATTACTGTAATCAGGTGTAGGAGTTTCTCCTAATGGCGTGTCCGGTCTTTTTGTTTTTGGTTTTTCTTGTGGCATAACTATTATTGTTGAGGTTGTTGTTGAGTTTGTTGTTGAGCTTGTTGAGCTTGTTGAGCTTGTTGAGCTTGTTGCTGAGCTAATTTGGAAGCTGCCTTGGCAGCAGCCATCTCAGATATTTGTCTTATAGCTGCATCAGCAGTAGCCTGAAATTTATTAGTAGGCATTGATCCTAATTCATTATTAGGTTGCAATCCTGTACTAACAGGTTGTGGTTCCGGTGTAGCCGCTAATGGAGTATCGGGTCTTTTAATATTAGTTTTCATTGTTTCTTCTTTCTATTCTATTGAATTTTTTTTCTGCTCTTTTACCAATAATAGTTCTTCCCTTATCTCCCTTTTCAAAATTACCTGTTACATTTCCATCAGAATCAAAACGAATAGAAGCAGATTTATATTTACCATCTTTATTACTTGATATTCTTTTGTCTGTTATTTTTCCTTCTTCATTTCTAATAACAGTATTCGTAGAAGAATTAGAACTGTATCTATTATTACTATTAGAAGTATTTGAATTTGTTACTACACTAATATTTTTTATAGGATCCGGTGTAGGAGCCAAAGGTGTATCAGGTCTTTTTATACTTGATTTCATAATATTTATTCGTACCATTTTGGTTCAGGTGAATCTGCCAAAGGCGTATCAGGTCTATTAACTTTAGTACCTTTAGATTCCGCTGTAGTCTTTTTTCTAGTAGCCCATTGTGTTGATTCTAATTTTGAGAGGTTTTTTGATGCTGTTCTTTTTTCTTTAGCATTATTTGCTATTTCTGCACCTCTCTCTGTACGAGATGCTCTTTTTTCCATTCTGTCAGCAACTTTATATGCTCTTTCAGGATTATTTTCAGCTATTCTACCAAGTCTTTTTAATTGTCCGGGTCTTAAATCAGGCATAATTTCTATTTTTTATAAATTAATAATCAATAACTTTGTAGCAAATATATAAAAAAAAATCAAATGAAATCAAATCAAGACGATTACATGAAATATTGGAGAGTAATTCGCCAATTTGCAAAAGTTAAATATGAACTAACGCAGTCAGACCTTGACATGATGTTTTTCTTATACTCTGAAAAATATTTTGATAGAGCAAAGTTTGCAGAGTTCGATACCCTACTAGATTGGGATATAAATAGATTTGAGAGCCTAAGGAAAAGAGGTTGGATTGAAGTTTTCAAAATGGGAACTAGAAAGGCTACATACAAACTCTCAATCAAAGCCACTAGAGTAATTCAGTCCCTGTATAGAAAACTAAGTGGGGAAGAAATCCCCACTAGTAATTCATTTAATAGAATGTTTTTAAAGAATGTGTCATATACCGATAGAGTGTATCGCGATATGATCATCAAGATGAACGAAGCTATAAAACAACGACGACATCAGTCTCCCGAATAATCGTACACTGCTCTCCGTTGATTAGCATTGTGAAACTATGGCTTTTGTCATAGTATATCTCATCGTCTTTCTTTATGTTTGATACATCAGTACCTGATGCCACAACAATAGCGCGTTTGTATCTGAATTGATTCACATCTTCGGCAGATAATATCATGCCCGATTGTGTTTTCAATTCTTCTTCAACTATTTTGATAACTAAAAATTTCCCTATTGGTTGCATAGCTATTTATATTTGCTCGTATGAACGAGCCATTGTTATAATTGCATTGGTGCTCAAGATTGTTACAGCAACAGACACTGAATTTTGAAGTGCGCTACGTGTTACCTTCAGAGGGTCAATAACACCCATCTTTATTAAGTCAACGAACTCTTTTGTTTTCAAATTATACCCATGCCCTAACTCAATACCAACAGGGTATACGTCAGATGGCTTTAAACCTGCGTTTGCCAATATCTGTTGGAACGGTGCCATAAGCGCATCTCTGATAATTACAACAGCTGTATTGTACTCAGGACTTTTATCCTCATCAATCTGCAATAACGCACACTCCTCTAGCAATGCCTTCCCTGCACCGGGTAATATACCCTCCTCAAGAGCGCTTCTCACTGCGCAAACAGCGTCATCAACCCTGTCATATAGCTCTTTTTGCTCCAAATCTGTCTGTCCACCCACAAATATAACCCCTATTCCACCTGTTAATGAGGCTATACGCTCTAATAAGAAGTCTTTATCGCCCTTTTTAGTGGCATTTTTGTATGCATCACGTAGTTGTGCTACTCTTTCGTCAATTAACTCCTGTTTTGAGCGTGCATTTGACTTAATGATTATTGTTTTGTCGTTACTAACGATGATTTTTGAAGCATGACCCAAGTCACCGAAGTTAATAATGCTCAAATCGTCTCCTGTTTTCTCACTGAAGTAGGTAGCACCCAAACTTACCGCAATATCATGCATCAGTTCGTGTTGCTTGTACCCGAAACTAGGCGGTGCAACCGCACATATCTTCACATTCCCCTTCATAACGTTAGCCGCTAACGTGTTTATCACAGGAGCAGCACAAGGAGCGATGATTAACAGCTTCTTTCCTTCGCTAATAATTGGTTTCAATATGCTCTCAATCTGCAATATGTTCGATATCTCCATGTCAGCTACCAATACCATAACATCCTCAAACACGCACTCGTCTTTTTTAGAATCGTTGATGAACATCGGACTCAAATACCCCCTGTCAAATTTCAACCCCATAGTGGTCTCCGCATAAGTCTCATCACTTTGGCTTCTCTCCACCGTTACAATTCCTGTCTTACCCACATCTTTATACACCTCTGCGATTATCCTCCCAATCTCCTTGTCGTTGTTCGCAGAAATTGAAGCCACATCGCAAAGCATAGCGTTAGTAACCTTCTTACTCTTCTTCTTTAAGTTCTCCACCACCTTGTCGCTTATCTCCACCATGCTGCGAAGCACCTCGGTACGATTGTGATATGTCTTGATATGCTCAAGTCCTCCCAATACCAATCCTTCAGTAAGCACAATAGCAGTTGTAGTACCATCTCCTGCAGATGTAGCAGTTCGGTCAGCAGCCTCCTTCATCATTTTAACCGCAAGGTTCTCCGAAGGGTCTAGTAAGTAAATTGATTTTGCAACAGTAACACCATCTTTAGTAACTGTGATACCATGAGTATGGTCAGGAGATTCAATAAGCACAGTATTACCATTTGGTCCTAATGTACTCTTTACAGCTTTCGACATCTTTACAACGCCACTAACTAATTTTTTTCTTCCCTCTTCTCCAAAACATAAATCTTTAGGAGAGTAACCTTGGTTTTCTAACATTTGATTTGATTTAAAATTACTATGCAAATATATATATTTTTCATATACAAACAAACTTGCAATTTGCAAATTGCAAACTAAGATAGCGAGATAAACTTACTTCGTAAGTTCGTGTCGGATACCGATTTTTTTTCTCTATATATATATATATATATTTACCTCCCTTTATTTTTTTTCCCACTATAGTTTCTCTTCTTTTTCGACATTATCGACATTAAAGAAATAAATAGTTAATAATCAATTAGTTAGAAAAATCAAATCGTCGCAAAAACAACAGAATATATAACCGAAAATGTTGATTATAAAAAAAAAGAAGGACTTTTAGGTCCCTCTCATTTTTTAGTGGTGTCAAATTATTAGTCACAACCACAATCCTCTCCCATCTCGGACATCATTTCTCCCATGGCATTACCTCTTGCTACAATAGAAATCTTCTCGGCAGTCCTAATAGATTTCTTCAATTCAGCAAGCTTGGCAATACCGGTTCTACCATCAGGTCTGTCGTTAATCAACATACCATCGTTTACATTTAAACCACTGAAAGAACCATTGACTCTCTGTTGGTAAATACTGTTTCTTAAATTTAAAGGTTGTTTCATTTTGCAAAATTTTAAAGTTTAGACAAAGATAATATTTTTATCAGATAATTAGAGATGTTGGGCAGTATGATGATTTTGCGTGATCGATCCGGATCTGAAGATCGATTTTTTTTCGCATAGGGGGGTGCTGTTTCCAAAAATACTTTGCCGTTTTTTTGGCTTTTTGTTATTGGTTGCCGTTGCCGTTGCTGTTGCTGTTATTATATCGGTTGCCGTTGCCGTTACATCGGTTGCCGTTACTCCCATTGGTTGCCGTTACATTGGTTGCCGTTACTTATATATAAATATATTTTGTCCTGTTCTAACTATACTCAAGACCTTTGCCGTTGTTAATTTGTCCTATTTATAGGGCTTCACATACTTTTAAACTTTGCTT